GAAGAAGGAGTCAAATCTTACATAGTAAAGAAAATACTAAACATACTTAATAATAGACTTCTATATTACTTAGATAAAATGGATGCAAATTGTGTTTGTAAGTTTAATGAATTTTTTGAAGAAGAGATTAAAAATGATAAAGGTCAAGAATGTTCTTATTTTAACTTTTCAGGCGCAGAACGTAAAAATATAGATCTGGCATGTCTTTTTACTTTTATGGACATAAGACGAATGCAGGGTGATGTATCTTATAATTTAGTTATGTTTGATGAATTACTGGATTCATCTTTGGATGAAAAGGGAGTAGAACTTGTTATTAAAATACTTAAAGAGCGGGTAGATCAATATAAAGAAGGTATTTATATAATTTCTCATAGGAAAGAATCCACTAAAGAGAGTTCCGGAGAAGTAATTTATCTAGAAAAAAGCAATGGAATTACCCGTCGGGTAGAATATAATAATTAATATGCTTTCTCCTTTCAATGTTGTAAGTCGCAAACCTTTTAGTAAGGTAGAACCTACTAGCGTATTAGGTAATATTAATACAAAGCTATACCAACCATCTGCTCAAGCGAAGCAAAACGATCTCAGTCGGGTTTTAAATTTCTATGCAGATTACTCTGGCTGTGGTCATTGGCGTATGATCTGGCCTGAGAGTTTATTAAGAGTTAATCAGTCCTTTAATATATCTGGTGGTACAGTTATGATCGCTGATCCTAGTTTCTACGCAGATGTAAAGGCTATCAGAATTCAAAGACAAGCTACTGAATCTCAAAAGCAGTTTATGTCTTTTGTGAAGAAAATAAAAGAGAGTCAAAACGACAAGATGAATATTATTTATGAAATTGATGATATTATTTTTATTGAAGATATTCCTGAGTATAATAAATTTAGAACCGCTTTTGCAGATCCTAAGATAAGACAAACCTCTATGGAGATAATGCTCATGGCTGATGAGATGACTGTTACTAATCAGTACATGAAAGATTACTTCAAAGATAAAACAGGTCACGAGCAGGTAACGGTTATTCCTAATTTCGTTCCTAAGTTTTGGATGGATAGATTCTATGAAAAAACCACAGTATCGAAAAACTACGAAGATAATGTTAAAAAACCGAGAATATTATATTGCGGTTCTGGTGCTCATTTTGATGTGGATTCAAGAGTAAAACATAGAGATGATTTCGAGCATGTTAATGATGTAATTAGGAAAACTGTTAATGATTTTCAATGGGTTTTCTTTGGAGGGTACCCTGCTCCATTAAGAGATTTAATACAGTCTGGTAAGATAGAGTTTCACTCATGGGAAACACTTATGAGCTATCCGTATAAAATTCAAGACCTTAAACCTCAATTAATATATGCTCCGCTTGCGGATAATAATTTTAATAAAGCGAAGAGTGATTTGAAGTTCATTGAAGGTTGCTGTATGGGTATACCAACGATTTGTCAGGACATTGTAACATACTCCAATGCATTTTATAAGTTCAAGACAGGACCGGAGCTTATAGATCAGATTAAGTATCTAGCTAAAGATCGTAAGAAGTATATAGCTGAAAGTAAGAAAGCGCGGCGATATGGGGAAACAAGGTGGCTAGAAAATAATATTTCCTTTTACGAAGAACTTTATAAATACCCGTACGGGCATCCAGGTAGGGTGAATATTAATAAACTGAACAATATAGTTGTAAAATAACGGAAACCCTCTATACTATCTTATATGTATAGAGGATTAAGCTACATGCCGCATGAACGTAAAATGCGGCTCTTTACGTGGTCAGAGGATGGTGAGCGCATTACAACAGATGTAGGTTACCATCCTTATTTCTATTACGAAACTAATAATAAGAGACTACAATCCGCTACTTCTTTGTATGGTACTAAGCTTAGACAAATAACTTGTCGCTCAGAAAAAGAAAGAAGAGATAAAATCAAAGATATGGGTATAGATCGTATCTTTGAAAATATAACACCATACCAGCAATTCCTTATAGATCAATATTGGGAAAAAAATGAAGATGAGAATTTTAGTAATTTCCCTCTCAAGAATTGGTTTTTTGATATCGAGGTCTATTCCCCTAATGAGTTTCCTAAACCAGAAGACGCAAAGTTTCCTATTAATATTATTACTATCTATGATACTATAGAGAAACATTATTATTCATGGGGATTAGGTCCCTATGTACCTGAGACTAATAACGTAACATATGTCAATTGCGATAATGAGAAAGACCTATTATGGAACTTTCTTAATTTTTATCGTAAAGACCCACCAGATATTTTATCAGGATGGAATAGCGAGACATTTGATATTCCTTATGTCATAAACAGATTAGATAATATATTCGGAGAAGATGTTCGTAATATGATTTCTCCTATGAATGAAGAATTACGACGACCAGTATATGCTCGTCAGTTTATGGGCTCCTTTGGTAGAGAACAAACTAAGTATATTGTTGAGGGTATAAGTATGCTTGATTATCTTGATATTTACAAAACTTTCTCTGTAGGTCAAAGAGATAGCTATAAGCTAGATTCAATTGGAGAATATGAGGGTGTAGGTAGAAAGATTAATACTAATAATACTAACCTAGCAACTCTTGCAGAGAAAGATTGGAAAACGTTTGTGGATTATAATATTCAGGACGTTACTCTTCTTGCTAAATTAGATGAGAAGTTACAATTCCTAGGCCTTGTAAGGATGTTATCTTATGTTGGATTAACTCCCTTCAACGCTGCGCTTGGTACTATCAGTACAGTAAACGGTCGTGCTATTATACAAGCGCGTAAAGGGGATGACCCACGGGTTATACCTACATTTATTAAAGATACTTCTCGTACTGAAAAATACGAAGGTGCATATGTAGGTGAACCACAAAGAGGGTTTAAGGAGAATATAATCTCATTCGACGCTAACTCACTGTACCCTTCTACAATGATTACTTTGAACCTAAGTCCTGAAACTAAGTTCGGAGCTATTACATTTACTGATGATACTCATGTGCATGTCAAATCTGTAAATAATGAAGACTTTAAATTTACTAAACCCAATTTCATCAGATGGGCTCAAAAGAATAAAATAGCTATAACAAAAGCTCGTAAACTCTTCTTTCAAGAACCTGTTGGTATCTTCCCTGCAATATCTAAACATTTCTACAATATAAGAAAAGAGAAAAAACAGCTCATGTACGAGTTAAAGAAAGAGCTGACCCATCTCAAAAATACGATAGATAATATTACTGATAAAGAAGAGAGAAAGATAGCTGAAAAGAGGCTACAAGAACTCCCAGTTAAGATTAATCAAGCTCATATTTATCAATTAACCTTAAAGATTCTTATTAATCGTATATATGGTTATTTTGGTAATAAACATTCGCAAATGGGTGATGGTGATATTGCACGATCAATTACTCTTACTGGTCAAGAAGTAATCAAACAAAGTAATGTAATTTTACGGAACTATATTACAGAAAATACTGACCTTACAGAAGAAGACCTTAACAAAGATAATCCTGTTTTATATAATGATACTGATTCCAGTTATGTAACTATAACTCCGTTGCTCAAGCACTTAAATATTCCGTTGTATATAGAAGCTCATTCTCCTGCTACTAATAATATAGTTGTAAAGCCTGAGGTTTATGATTTAGTGCAAGATATAGAAGATTATCTAAATGTACATATAGAGGAATGGGCTAAAAAATCTCTTAATACTATAAGACCTGAGTTTGTATTTAAGAGAGAGTCTATTTGTGATAAAGGTATGTTCTTACAAAAGAAAAGGTATGTACTTCATAAACTAGACGACGAGGGAGACCCTTGCAATACATTCAAATATACTGGGGTAGAAGTTGTTCGTACGACAATGCCAGACCCTGTTAAGCCGCATGTGAAGGGTATAATCGAGAATATGATTATGACCGGGGATGAGTCTAAGACGAATGAGATGTTTGAAAAGGTATATAACTTATATTCTAGTTTACCTATTGAAGATATTGCTTTTGTTATGGGTATTAAGGATTACGATAAATATGCAATCAAAGCTAATTCGTTTTCTATAGGTAAAGGTACCCCTATACATGTTAAGTCTTCTATCTTTTATAATGAATTACTAGAAGAGTTTAATCTTACTGGTATACATGAGAAAATAGGTTCTGGGGATAAAGTACGTTACTTTTATGTACAGCAACCAAATAAGTATGGTTGTAATAGCTTAGCGTTTAAGTATAATTTACCTGAGGAGTTTAAGCACTTGTTCTTAATTGATCATGAAAAAATGTTTGAAAAGACTATTTTTAAAGTTATAGAGCGTTTCTATGAATCAGTAAAATGGAAGCCATACAAACCAGGAGAAGCCTATCAAACAGATTTATTTGACTTTTTTAGTATTAGCCGTTGAAAACTAAAATAAGTATACTATTATATTTTTATGTACGACGAATATAAAATTGTTGTTTATAATGACGGTATTGGAAGAACTTGTTTTGGAGAGGTATTAGAAGAAACTGATGCTACTTTAAAACTGAAAGATCCTGCAATGATTATGGTTACGCCTAATGAATCTGGCCAGATGAAAGTTGATGTTATCCCGCTTTTCTTCGGTGAGTTTATTGTTCCTGGAGAAGATGGTTCTAAACAATGCGTGTTTAATGTGAATAAAAATAATGTATCAATAATTGAAGTAAATCTTACTGAAAGTATTACTAAACACTACTTCACCAAGATTAATATTAAAGAGACTGAAGAAACAGATACTACTCCAGAAATTAAATTATTTGAAGATTAATTATGGATATTAATAAACTTGCCAATAAAGCTTTTGCTAGCTTACAGAAGATGAATAGCAATGCGACCACCCTCGAGGATAACACCTTGAGTAATGTCACAGAGTGGATTGATACAGGGTGTTTAGCTTTAAATAGTATTACCTCTGGGTCACTCTACGGTGGTATACCCAAAGGTCGTCTTGTCATCTTCAGTGGTGAGTCTGGTTGTGGTAAAACTTTTATTCTTAATAAAATTCTTGGTAATGCTCAGAAAATGGGAATGATTCCTATTATCTTTGATACTGAGGTTGCAGTTGATACATCAAGCGCAGAAGGAGTTGGACTTGATAGTTCGCAAGCTAAGTATGTGCCGGTAGATACTGTAGAAGCTTGTCGTAATCAGATTATGACATTCCTTGATCAAGTAGAAGCAGAACCAGAGCTACATGGTAAGTTTATTATATCTATAGACTCTCTAGGTAATCTCGCCTCTGAAAAAGAGCTCAGAGATGCTGAACAAGGCAAGGGCGCGATGGATATGGGTCTTAGAGCTAAACAGCTCAAATCTATGATGAGAATGATTACATATAAAGCTGCTGTTACTGGTACAACAGTGATAGCAAGTAATCATACATATGCAGATCCAGGAGCATTGCACCCTACTTTAGTTAAAACTCAAGCCGGTGGCTCTGGTCCTATCTATATGGCTTCTGTCCTTGTACAAATGGCAGCGAAGAAAGAGAAGACCGATTCAAATAATGAAAAAGATGTAGCATTAACTGAATCAAGAAACTACAGCGGAGTTACTCTTCGTATGTTGACTGTTAAGAATCGATTTGTTCCTGCTTTTTTGCAGGCAGAAGTTTACCTTAACTTTAAAACTGGCCTTGATAAATATTCTGGTTTGAGGGATGTTGCAGTGTCGCATGGGGTTATTGAGCAAACAGGAGCTACATTTGTCATGGATGGTAATAAACTCGGTTATTATAAGAACTGGCGTAAGGACGAAGAGTTATGGAAAACTATTCTCGAGCGGCTTGAGACATCTATTAAAGATAAGTATCGCTATGGTAAAGAGTTGAATGAAACTGCTATTGGTGATATAATCAAAGAAGATGAAGAAGGGTAAAGCAATTGTTCCAGTAAGTGGAGGTATAGACAGTAGTGTAATACTTGCGTATGCGCGTTCTAAGCATACGCAAGTATTTCCT